ACATTAATTGAGGGACCGTCAAAATAAACGGCAGAATTATTAAGAAGGACGTTACTTCCTAAAGAGCCTGAACCAAATGAATGTATTGGAATTGACCAAGTACCATCACCACGCCAAAACGTAGATGCGTTGGCGTTAGTTCCTGAGTTGAGATTAATTACAGGAAGATTACCTATGCAGTCATTAGCTAGGCGAACGACTAAAACATTCTGAGAGCCGAAGATTGTTTTATTAGTCAACGTCTGATTAAGGCTTATGCCAGCAAGAGTGTCTGTACCGGAAGGAAGAGTCAGTGTTCCCGATGCAGAAGAAGCTGGACGAAGGGTGACTGAGTTAGCTACGGGACTTGCTATAATCAAGTCTAGTGCAGACGTCCCTGCGACACCTATTTGAAGAATGCCAGTACCTGTACCAGGTTTCTTAATAGAAAGGACATTCCCAATGATATTGACTTGATCACTGGCAGGAGAGCCTGAAGAAGTCGAGATTAGATTTAACGCCGAACTAGGTGAACTACCGCCGTAGACATTGCCGGTGAAGGTATTGGTTCCAGAGAAATTGTTATTGCCGGTATAGACGTTATTACCTGCTAGAATACCGGGAGCAGGAGTCAAAGAACTTCCATCAATATCCATCAATCTCACTGGAGAAGTCGCGCTTCCTGGTGCCGGTAGATTAAGGATTTGATTTGAATTCATGTCGATGCTGGTAGCCATGGTATTGGGGATGGTACCGTCACGAGACAATGTATTATCGAAGGCAGTCGCGATAACCGCGTTATTGCCATTAATAGTCGTGACTGCAGTAGCTTCGTTCTGCAGATTAACTAGATTATTTAAAACTACTTTAGTCATTGTTTTCCTTTAGAAAGGGGGCCGAAGCCCCCAATCTTTTAACTGACTCGTGAAAGGGAGATAGTTACGACGCAGTTAGCCAAACTGGTAAGAGTACCAGCAAGGATAACGTTAATACGATTACCAGCGGCAATCGTAGTAGGAGACGCAATAACAGTACCATTCACAGGAGTGTTTGCAGTGCCTGCAAGTGACATCGTACCAGTCAGTTGGTTGGTACCCGCGCCAATGGCTTGGGTACCTGTGGCGACTTCAACCTGCATAGTGCCGGAAGAAGAAGCCGTACCAAATGTTACAGTAGCTGCCGTAATCTTATACGTACCACCGACTGTGGGGTTAACCCAAATCGTTTGTGACGTAGAAGCTGACGTAAGCGTAGAGGACTGGACATACTCAGTCGTAGGAATGAGTGTGCCAGTGCCACCTGGAGTTGCCGAGCCAGTTGAAATGGAGTTGACAACGAGGTCGTTGCCAGACATATCCCAAATCAAAGTCATGGTTTTACTCCTTACTGAGTGATAGCGGCATCAAGAGCATGGTAGAAGATACGGAAGCGGATTTTGCCCGCAGAGAACGTACCAGCTGCCGTAGCAGTGATGTAGTACGAATTCACCAAATCAGGAGTGACTGGAGTCTGTACTGCAGCGCCAGTACCAAGGAGACCGCCAGCGCCGGTGGAACCGACGTTATAGGTGACCTTATTACCTGCCGTAGCAAGAGTCGCAGTAAGACCTGCGTTGATGAAAGCCGTGCCGTAGCCGGAAGGAACAGTCGACCGATCGGAGTCAATAAGACCCAGAGAGATCGAAGTACCGCCAACAAGGCCCGTCTCGGCAACAGCCTCAACCTGCTCGATGAAAAGCTGGCCGGAAGCAAGTGCCGGGAAGAACGTGACGTCAGACACGATGAGGGTATTACCCGCAGTCACTGTCGTGAAATCGACAGTACCTTCAACGACACGATTGGGACCATACATGCAATAATCGCCCCAAGGGGAGATGATTGCCTTCTGAGGACCAAACTTGAGAAGAAGGTGACTGTTGGTGAAGTAAGTATTTGGTTCAGCGATAATAGCCATGTTATGTGCTCCTTACGCCGGAACCGCAGACGTCGAAGACAAGACGGTGCAGAAGTTCTGTTCACGGAAGAAACCGAGACCGAACTCACAGATCGTCGCATACTCCCACTGTTGCAGGTCCATGTTGAACTTGGACTGAACAGTCGGCATCTGCCTCCATGCACCCACCCAAGGCAACGTATCGCCGGGTGTAGCATCGAAGAAGAAGTTAGCGACGCCGTTGGTCACCGCCACCGAGTTGATAGTCTCGGAGATGTTCTTCGGGAGATAGTTACTTTCGTAAATATCAAAGCCGTAGACATTGAACCGATACTTGAAGCCGGAGGTGAGACCCTGACTCGTAACGGACTGCCACTGACCCGCTGGGGTCATGAGGTTAGTGACGTTAGCTTGAGTTTCGAGCGTATACGCAGTAGAGGGATCAACGATAGCGACAAGATTGCGCATCGGGACGTTGCTCTTCGTGAGAGCGTAACGAACCTTTGAGAAGTCCTGGAAGTTGAGGGCTGGGACGCCGTTGCCGGTGCCTGAAGCGACCCAACGATGGGACGCGCCGTTGATGGTGTTGAGATTAGAGGCCGTTTGGCCGGAGTTGCCGACACTCCAGACACGCGTCTCAAAGTACTCCATAAGAGCACGATGTTGACGCTGCGGGAAGAGGGCGAGGATCTGTGGCGAAAGCCACGAATCACGCTTGAACTTCTCGGTCATGGAATTACCAGAATAGACGTAGTCAGTGAAGTTGAACACGAAGTTACCCGAGTCCATCTGCTGATACTTAAGTGCCTGACCTTCGTTGAAGGTAGCCACTTCAGCTTCGCCAACAATTGGAATGTTGAAATTGAAGCCGTCTGGGAAGTCGTTAAGCATCCGAACAAACTGCATAGCATTCAGATCGTCAAGCAGGAGCGAGGTAATGTCATTGCTGAATACCTGCGTCCTGATAAGATTCTGATTGGTTGCGTCGGAAAACGCTGCCATTAGTTTATCCTAAGAGTTGATGGTTAATAACCGCCAGCCCTAGAATTTTGACGCTCGTAAAAGCGCTTTAAGAAATCTGGATGATCCATATCTTTTATTCTCTGGACTGACACTTTTTCAGAGAAATACTCCTTAGGCTTCTCACGCCGGAGATCTTCGTAATAGATCGCATCCCGGACTGTAGCTGTGGGTCTAAAACTGTCAGAATTAGAACTACCTCTAGGCAGATTGTCGTAGCTAGGCGGGGCTGAGTTTAGATTGAGAGCATTGATTAATGCCTCAGGTGACTTAGCTGCTAGAAACTTCGCATCATCGGTTGTGAGGTTAAGGGCATTCATTCGCTCTCGAAGAACTTCTTTGGCTTTTTCGCCATATCGTTCTCGGAGCTTTGTCTCGACTGTAGCGAAATTAGATTCTTGCTTACGTTGGAGTTCAAGCTGCTGGAGAGCAGAAAGAGCTTCTTTTTTAGCGAGTTCGGTAATCTGTGCTGCATCGAGTGTAGGCTGCTTCGTATCAACTGGGGTGTTTGTTGAATTGGAATTGTTATTCTGATTCATACGGGTCTGGTATTCCTCGAGATTAGCCTTAGCGAGAGCTTCCTCTCGCCATTTGAGGGAGTCTTCACGGAGTTGGTCGAATTGCTCGTTCTTGACGGCAATCGTTTTATCCGCTTCGTACTTTCCTTTCGCAATAGCCTGGAACATTTCGGCTTCACTCGCATAACGAGTGCGGTCGAACTTTCCACCGGGTTTGGTAAGCTCTGCGAGATAATCCGTTTTATCTTCTTGGTCGAAGATGTCGGTCATTCTTTATCCTTTTGGTCAAGGGTTAATAGTTTTTGGAACTCGCGCAAACACTGGCGATAACCGTTGAAGTGCGCTTGTTTGGCAGCCCATGTCGGGCTGTCGTAAACATCTGGAGTTAGCTCTTTATTTTCTGTAGCCTTGTCCAAATCTTTTGATATATCCATAAGGCGGTCCAAAACACCTTTGGAATTGTAAATATAGCTTCTGAATCTTTTTTGCTCATCTGGGTCTTTTAGATGGCGATACCATTGGCCTTGCATTACTGTGTACCGATAGTACCTGTTGGTGTTGCCGACATGGGTGGATTACGCTGAAGACCTAGACCGGGCTGAGGGCGTTGAGCCACTTCCATATCATGATCTTCGCCGACACCCGTCGCTGTGCCCATCTCCTGGTGTAGTTGTTCTTGTAATACCTGTACAAGCCTCTGCGCATCTGCCTGCTCCGATATGTTGACATATGGAGACACAAGGTTGAAGTCCTTGAGGTCGAAGTTCTCTTCATACATCTGCGCCATTGCGACGCTTGAGAAGTGAGGTTGGACGAACTGCCAGCCGGGTGAATTCATAAGACCGTTTAGGTTTTGGATCATTTCAGCTTGTTCAGCGAAATGACGTGCGCCACGAGGTACAATCTTTCCTTCTCCTACAAGATCTTCAACCGAAATCTCTTGGAACGTCTGGACAGCCAATTCATCGTCAAAGACAGGAATTGTAATAGCTGCCGTAAGATTACGTCGAGCAAGCTCGAGCATAGCATTCAGACAAGGCTCCAATATCTGTTCCTCGAATTGGTTGATACGGTTTTGGAAGATACGGCTAGCCGCGGATTCTAGACGTTGTACTTCGTACTTAGTCTTTTCTCCGGGTGACCTGAAGCCCATGGCTTCTTTAGGCGCACCGGCCATTTCCTCCATCAAATTCATCAACATAT